GGGCGGGCCCCCCCCCCCAGCAGCGCGCTGCTTGCGATCCTCGCGCTGCTGCACGGCCACGAACGAGTCGATCATTGCGCGGGTCTGCGAGCGCGCGGGCTCGACCAGTCGATCCCATTGCGCTGCAACATGAAGGGCGTCCTGCGAGAGCAACGGCCCGTGGTAGTACGCCCGCCCGGACACCGCAACAGGTTCTAGCGGGCCGGTGCCGACCTCGAGCCATTCCAGGTTGCACTGCAACGCCCGAGCCAGATGGTGCAGCTTGGTGCTGGTTAGCTGGCGGCCGTGCTCCAGATCGGAGATTGCGCTGGGCGACAGTCCGCTCAGACGCGATACCTCACTGAGCGTCATTTCTAACGCTTTCCTTCGCTCGGCAATACGGTCGCCCATTGTCATTCTGCCCATAGGTTAACGGACATCCGTTACGGGTGGTCGTTGACTACCGCTCACGGCATCCCGTAAATTCGCGACCATGATCACATGGCGCGAAAGAATTCAGGCGTTGCGGCAGACGATGACGCTGCGAGAAATCGCGGAACAAATCGGCATGTCGCCATCCTCCGTTTCCGATCTGGAACAGGGCCGGCACGAATCTCCGAGAGGTGATGCGGCGCTTCGACTTGATGCGCTGTACCGCCTTCGGGCGACGTCCACTGCGCCGCTTGCAGGATCAGACCGTCCGGCTGTGGATAAGTTCCCGTGACGTTGCAAATGGATTGGCTGGCATCGCCGCCGCCGTTGGTTCAGGCCCGCCCCCGAGCCCGGCGCAGCGACCCCGCCACCAGCCACGAGGCTGCGGCCGCGATGCTGGCCTCGGGCGCGATCGGTCGTCAGGCGCAGGACGTGCTGGACGCCGTGCGTCGCTGGCCGGGGCTGACCAGCCTCGAGCTCGGCGCCCGCATGGAAATCGACCGTTGGGCCGTGGCGCGGCGGCTGCCGGAGCTCGAGGGCGCCGGGCACGTCCGGCGGGGCGAGGCGCGCCAGGTCAACGGGCGGCGGCACATCACCTGGTGGCCCGCTTGAATTTCTACAAGCACCACATCGGCGACTACCTCAAAAAGACCGCGCACCTGTCGATTGCGGAGCACGGGGCGTACCTGCTGATGCTGCAGGCCTACTACGCCACGGAGGCGCCGCTGCCGCGCGGCGAGGCGCTATACCGCGTGCTTCGGGCGACGAGCAAGCAGGAGCGCGCAGCGGTCGACAGCGTGCTGAAGCAGTTCTGGCGCGAAACCGAAAAGGGCTACACGAACGGCAGGGCAGAGGAGGAAATGGCGTCCGCGCAGCGCCAGCGGGAGGTCAATCGCGAAACCGGAAAGCGGGGCGGGAGACCGCCAAAACCAAACCGAACAGAAACCGAATCGGTTTCCGAATCGGTTAGCGAAACGGAACCGATCGATAACCCTATCCAGACTCCAGACTCCAGACTCCAGACAGGTAGTACTACCAACCCTCTTCTGAGCTCGTGCGTAATCTCTTCGTTAGGGGCCGCCCCGACCGCACGCGCGGAAGAGCAGGCGCAGGCCGAATTGCCCCGGCTGAAGGCCGCGTATCCGCCCAATCCGGGGCGCGCGGACTGGCTGACGGCCGAGCATCACATCCGTCGCCACGTCGAGGGCGGCGAGAGCTGGGAGGCGCTGCACGAGGGCGTGCGCCGCTACGCCGAGCACGTGCGCGCCACGGGCCGCATGGTGCTGAACCCCGCTCGGTTTTTTGGCGACAAGGACCGCCCATGGGCGCAGCCGTGGCCGATCCCGCCGAGCAAGGCGCAAACCGCACAGGACGCAAACGTGGCCGCGGCCCGCGCGTGGCTGGAGGGCACCCATGCTGGAAAGTGACAAGCCGGAAATGGCCCGGATTTTGATCGCGCTGGCCGAGATCAAGCCCGGCGGCAAGATCACGCCAGCGGCGCTCGATCTGTGGTTCTCGGCGATGGCCGACTGGACGCTGGCGGAGTTCCGCGAAGCGGCCGGCCGATTGATGCGCAGCGAGCAGTTCTTCCCAAATCCCTGGCACTTCGAGCAGCTACGCAAGCAGGCCGGCGCCATGACCGCAGGCGAGGCCTGGGCGGCCGCGCTCGAGCACGTGCGCCGTGGCCGGCATCACTACGGCGGCAAGGCGGCGCCGGAGATCGAGCGCGCCGTGGCGGCCATCGGCGGCTGGCGGGCGCTCGGTCACACGCCGGAGGATGAGCTGCGCCACGTCGAGCGACGCTTCGCGCAGCACTTCGGCGAGATCAGCGAGGCAACGGACGTGCGCGAGGAGTTGCCGCGGCTCGCGGCCGACAACCCCGTGCGGGCGCTGCTGAACTTCAATCGGCTGTGAGCGATGAACTCGAGCGCGCGAATCGACAGGCCGAGCGCTGGGCCGAGCGCATCCGCGAGCGACGCGACGCGCTTGCGAATGCTGCGCTCATCGAGGCGGCATGGGCGCGACGGCTGGTGCTCACCGACGAGCGGGATCGGTTCTACGCCGACGTGCTGGCCGGCTACCGCGCGGCCGCCGATCGACACCTGAAGCTTTTGCGGGAGGCAACAGGCCATGTGGGATTCAAGGGAAATTCAGGGGGAGCTCTGGTTGGCAGGGCGACTCGGCATTGACGACCTGTACGGCGGGACGACGACGCGCGAGCAGCGCCGCGAGCGGCTGCGCGAGGAGATCCTGAATCGCGGTCTCGCGCAGGTCGTGCTCGGGCGCGGACGTGATCGGCTGGCTGAAACGTACAGCCGCGCGTTCGAGCGCCTGTACGGGGCGCCGCTGTGAGCCGCGGCCGCCGCCCCCAGCTCCCCGAGCCGCTGCGGCTGCGCGTGTGGCGCCTGATCCGCCTGCGGGCGCGGCTGACCGACAAGTCGCTCGCGCAGCGCTTCGGCGTTTCGCCCGCGGCGATCGCGTACGTGCGCAAGCTGATGCGGGGCGGGTTGTGAGGGTCGAACTGCGGCTGCCGTATCCGCCCAGCGTGAACACGTACTGGCGGCATCCGTCGCGCGGCCCGCTGGCCGGGCGGCACCTGATCTCGGCTAGGGGGCGCGCATATCGCGACGAGGTGCAGCTCGCGGTGTTTGAGCAGCGCGCGGTGCACGGGCTCGAGGGCGAGCTGCGCGTGGCGGTCGTCGCGCATCCGCCGGATCGCCGGCGCCGCGACCTCGACAACCTCGCGAAGGCGCTGCTCGACGCGATCGCGCACGCCGGCGTGGTGGACGACGATTCGCAGTTTTGCGAGATGCACCTGCGCCGTGGCGCGCCGCTGCCGCCCGACGGGTTCGTCGTCGTGACGATCGAGCCGGCGTGATGGTCGCCGTCTGGACGCGCGTCAGGTTGTCGCAGTGGGGGCGCTGGTGCCGCGGCCGGATGCCGACGGGGTATCCGACGGCCAGCGCATTCGTGCACGCGAACGAGGGGCAGCGCGGCGACGGCGGCTGCGAGATGCCGAGCACCATCGGCGAGATCGACCGGGCGGTGGCCGAGTTGCGCCAGGAACTGCGGCAGGCGATCTTTGCGGGGTACGTGTGGAGCGGGCCGTTCGGCGAGCGCGCACGGCGGCTGCGCTGGCCGCGCTCGACGCTTAGTCGGCGCCTCGCGCGGGCCGAGTCGCACGTCGAGCGGAATTTGACCGAACGTCGGCTTTGATCGTTGCGTCAAAAATAGTAGGTTTTCCGTCACAGTCCCCAGAGGTCACGAAGCCCGCCGCAAGCGGGCTTTTGCGTTTCTGGGGGCGTCCATGGCCCCGCCCGGCACACGCACCCCGAAGTTCCTTCCCCGCTCGCCGGTGCCGGGGCCGCCTATTGACGCGAGGCCGCATGACGCTGCTCGAGCTGTTCCGCGCCGCGAAGCCGAGCTGGGACGTCGTTCCGCCCTCGCGCGAGCCGCTGCCCGGCGCCGTCGGCGGGTTCGAGTCCGAGGCCGATGCGCGCTGGACCGCCGGCGTGCGGGACGCGGCCCCCGCCGTGCTTGCGCTATACGCCGCTGTAAAGGCCTGTGAGGCGCGCATCGAGGCGGGCCGGGCGCCACTGCGGCCGCAGCGCAAGGCGCTGATATCGGCTCTGCGTGCGTTTGAGGCCTAGGTGCAGTACGTCCTGGTCAAGCGGAAAATCGACGGCCCGAGCGTGCCGGAGCTCGGTATGCCGACGGCCGTGACGTTCGACTCCGTGCGCGTGCCGCTGGTGCGCCCCAGCACGGGGCCGAATGCACTGGCGGCGTACCAGCTCGAGCGCGTCAGCGCTGCGGGCGGGCCGTGGGTCGTCATCGCGTACGGCGCGGACATCTTCGGCAACCCGCCGGCCCAATACGTCGACGGCGGGCGGCAGGCGAACACGCAGTACTACTACCGCTGCCGGGCGATCGACGTCGCGGGGCGCGTCAGCGCGTATTGCGCCGTGGTCGTCGTCACGACGCCGTCGGGCGCGGCGAGCGAGGTGCCGGCGTTTAACACCACGACGCCGAACAAGGTCGTGAATCCCGCGCTCACGCCCAACGGCACGACGGTGTTTCGCACGATTCAGGCGGCGGTCGACACGATCACGCTGAACGACGTGATCGGCGTGGCGCCCGGCACGTACAACGAAACGGTGCTGGTGACGCGCTCCGGCACGGCGGCGGCGCCGGTGTACATCCAGGCGCTCGATCCGAACAACAAGCCGGTGATCGACGGCCAGATGACGCTGCCAGTCGGCTGGAACGAGAGCGGCTTCAAGGCCGGGTCGTCGAACCTCGTGTCGATTGCGGCCTCGCACATCGTGTGGGACTCGATCGACGTCGTGAACTCGCGCATTCAGGGCATGAACGTCGGTCCCGCGAACAACAACGGGTATTTCCTGCAGCAGTGGGAAATCGGCACCTGGTTCGAGAACGTCAAGGTGCTGCGCTCGCGGATCGAGAAGTGCAACAACCGCGGCATTCAGACCCTCAACACCGACGGCGTCGTGTTCGGGGGCGGCACGATCCGCGAGACCTGCCGGGTCAGCGACGCGTTGTGGAGCTCGACGACGCAGAACCCCGAAAACTGGACGGCAGCGTTCCAGGCCTGCGGCAAGAACGTGCAGATCCTCGAGTCCACGATCGCGCAGGCGCTGGGCGAGGGCATCCACGCAGGCCAGCACATCAGCTACGGCGCCGGCGCGTTCGTGCAGTGCGAGAACCTGACGGTGCGCAACTGCCGGGTGTTCGACACCTGGTCGGCGGCGATCTACGTCACGGCGACCAACGGCGGGACGATCGAGCGCAACGTCGTGTATCAGACGGGCGACACGCGTTTCTGGCGCGGGCGCAGCGCAGGCGCGCTTTATCCGACGTACTGCATTCACTTCGCCTCGGAAGCCGGCCGCGGCCCCGAGTACAACCCCGCGCCGTGGTCGACGGGCTACATCGGCAGCGTCAACGTCACGGTGCGCAACAACATCGTTTCGGGCGGGCTGCGCCTGATCGCGTTCACGGCTGAGCCCGGCCAGCTCTATCAAAACATCACGATCGAGCACAACACGCTCTTCGGCGCGCAGGGAGCGACCTACCCGGCCGGCAGCGGCGCGCTCTGCAACGGCATGACGAACCTCACGAACCTGACGCTGCGCAATAACCTGATCTTCGACGCATCAGGGCGCGTCACGGCAAGCGACCCGGGGTTCAACGCGGTGCTGGGCACGTTCACGAAGGCGAACAACCTCTGGTCGCACGCGCCTGCGGCGCTGCTGCAGGGCACGGGTGACGTCGTGAACGTGGCGGCGGGCCTGACGAACGCGGCGTACGCGCCAACGGGCGCGTGGCCCTCGATCAGCTCATACGACACCTCGGCGGCACGCCTGCAGTCGAGCTCGCCTGCGGTCAGGGCGGGCGCGGTGTCTGCGGTCGTGGCCGACTTCTTCGGCAGCCCACGCGGCGCGCAGCCGTCGATCGGCGCGCACGAGCTGAACTGATGGCCACGGACGCCTTCACCGGGACGAACGGCACGGAGCTGCCCACCTACAGCGCGAACTGGTCGCTGGGTAATGCGCTGTCGAGCGACTTCGTCATCGACACGAATGCGCTGCGCACGCCGTTCAGCCGGGCTATCTCGCTGCACGCGTACCGCAACGACGGCAGCTTCGCGAACGACCAGTACGCCGAGGCGAAGATCGTCCAGGTGGGCAGCGCCTCGCAGTACATGGGCGTCTGCGTGCGCTCGGGCAACGGCGACGCGTACGCGTTCGTGGTCGACGGCATCAATTACCTGATGTGGAAGCTCATCGGGTACGGCGGGTACACGCAGCTCGCGTTTGCGGCGCTGACGGTGGTTGCGGGCGACACGATCCGCCTCGAGGCCTCCGGCACGACGCTCACGGCGAAGCTGAACGGCTCCACGGTCACCACGGTGACGGACAGCGCGCTCACGAGCGGCCGCCCCGGCGTAGCAGGGCAGGGCGGCGCCGCCTCCGGCACCTACACCCTGCTCGACGACTGGGTCGGCGACGACCTGACCGCTGCGGCGCTGCAGTTCTGGCAGTACCGCTGGCCGCACCAGTTGCACGCGCGCAGATAGCGCGCTGACGAATTCGTTCCACGTGAAACCCGCCTCGAGCGGGTTTTTTCATTCTGGGAGACCGCTATGGCCGTAGGGCGTGTGTATTCCGTCGGCTTCGACGGGCTGTCGGTGACCAACGACAGCTCGCAGGACATCTGGGAGCTCGTCAACGGCGCAGGCGTGTCCTGCGTGATCCTGGGCTTTGAGCTCTACAGCGCCACGACCAGTGACGAGCGCGTAAAGCTCACGCTGCTGCGGCGCACGTCGACGGGCTCGGGCGGCTCGGCGGCGACCGAGAACCCGCTCGACGGCGGCAACACGGTGGCTGCGGCGGCGGCGGTGAGCACGCTGGTCACCACGCAGGGCTCCGCCGGCGCGGTGTTGGCCGGCTACCAGTGGTCGCAGCTCTCGCCGCTCATCTACCTGCCGACGCCCGAGGAGCAGATCGTGGTGCCGCCCTCGGGGCGCCTCGCGCTCGCGCTGGGCACCGCCGTGGCAAGCACCCGCACCTGGTCGGGCTCGCTGCGCTGGGCGGAGATTGGCTAAATGGCCGCCGGGGACATCACGCTCTTCAACGAGTTCAAGGAGGACGTGGGTCAGAAGATCCACAACCTGAGCTCCGACACGTTCAAGCTGGGCCTCGTCACCAATGCCGTGACGCCTGCGGCCTCGACGGCCGACCCCCGCTGGGGCGCCGGCGGGAGCACCAACCTGAGCTCGAGCGAGGCGACGCCGGGCGGCAACTACAGCGCGGGCGGCCCGGCGCTGGCGTCCTCGACGTGGAGCGAGACCGGCGGCACGGCAACGTTCGACGCCGCCGACGTCACGATCGCGCAGAACGCCAGCAACCCGAACAACGCCAGGTGGGGCGTGATCTACAACGACTCGTCGGCCGGCAAAGAAGCGGTCGCGTTCGTCGACCTCGGTGGCGTGACGGACCTGACCGCCGGCGCGTTCCAGATCACCTGGAGCGCCAGCGGCATCTTTTCGCTCACGTGAGCTGGGTGGCGCACACGGCCCGCCAGCGTGACGAGGCGCTGCGCCTGCGGCTGCGCATCGAGCGCCTCGAGGCAGCGCTCGGGACGGTGAGCGCGGCCAAGCGCGCCGAGCTGCTGGCCGAGCTGGAGCGCCTCCGTGCCCTACGTCTATCGCAGGCCGTTTGATTACCCGCAGCATCGCCAGGCGTTCAACGTCTGGGCGATGCAGGGCCTGCTGGAGGGCACCGCCCCGGCGCTTTCGCTGACGGCGCACCAGGCCACGGTCACGAGCACCGCCGGCGCGGGCAGCCAGTACAGCCGCGCGACGCGCTACAACACGGACGGCGTGTTCCGGCGCCGTTGGCCGCACGCGCAGATGCGGGCGAAGGTGTTTCTCATCTACACCGACGCCGATGCCATCGACGCGTCGCGGCCTGTGGTGGGTTTTACGGGCCACGCGGCGACGGTGCAGCTTGGGGCGAACCCCGGCGCGGCGGTGGCCGCAGACGACGCCTCCGGCGCTTTTACGACGCATGACGCCACGGTGCAGGGCGGGCGGCGCGACCCGTACGAGCTCGGCCGAGGCACGCTGACCGGCCACGCCGCGACGCTGACGCGTACCGCAGGGCTCGGCCCGTCGCGCACGGGCGCGGTGTCCGCGAAGCCCTCGGGCACGTACCAGAGCGGCACCACGCGGGCGCCGCGGCGACGCGTCGTGAGCACGACCAACCTGATTACCCGGGCCAAGTAGGCCGACCAACCGGAAACGGAGTCGGACAGCACTATGACGAGGGACGAGAAGAACCAGCGCCGCGACGAGCGGCAGGCGATGCGCGAGCGGTACGTTTCCCCGGGCCGCGGGGCGCCGATCGGCAACCAGCACGCCAAGAAGGACCGGATGCTCCGCGCGGCGCTCATCGACGAGCTCGGCGGCACGGACGAGGAGAAGCACGAGAAGCTGCGGCAGATCGCCCGCCGCGTGCTGCAGGTGGCAATCGAGGGCGACTGGGCCACCGAGAGCCGGTACGCCATCAAGGAGATCTGGGACCGCCTCGACGGCAAGGTCCGACAGGAGCACGCGATCGTCGATGCGGACGGCAAGGGCATCCACCTGACATGGCCGCTGCCGCAGACGCCCCTCGACAAGTAGCCCTCTACGAGCCGCGTGACGCCTTCCGGGCGTTCCATCTGCGCCATCAGCGCTGGGCCGTGCTGGTGGCCCACCGGCGCGCCGGCAAGACGGTGGCGTGCATTGCGGAGCTCGTGACGCGGGCGCTCGCGACGCCGAAGCCGAACGCGCGCTACGCGTACATCGCGCCGTATCGCGAGCAGGCGAAGACGGTGGCGTGGCAGTACCTGAAGGACATGGCCGAGCCGGTCACCGACGACCCGGAGGGCGACTTCCGCGAATCGGAGCTGTCGGTGAAGCTCTACAACGGCTCGCAGATCCGTCTCTACGGCGCCGACAACCCGAACGCGCTGCGTGGCCTGTACCTCGACGGCGTGGTGCTCGACGAGTTCGCGGACATGCGCCCCGAGCTCTGGCGAACGGTCATCCGGCCGGCGCTGAGTGACCGCCGCGGCTGGGCCGTGTTCATCGGCACGCCGCGCGGCCGGAACGAGTTCTGGCAGATCTTCGACAACGCGACGCGCGACCCGGACTGGTTCAGCGTGCGCCTGAAGGCGAGCGAGACCGGCATCCTGCCCGCGGACGAGCTGGCGGACGCACGCAAGGCGATGACGGCCAATGCGTTCGAGCAGGAGTACGAGTGCTCGTTCGACGCCGCGATCATTGGCGCGATCTTCGCCAAGGAGCTGCTCGCAGCCCGGGCGCGGGAGCAGATCGGGCGGGTGACCTACGACCCGCAGCGGCTCGTGTTCACGGCCTGGGACATCGGGTACGGCGACAGCACCGCCATCTGGTTCTGGCAGCAGAACAAGGGCGAGATCAGGGTCATCGACTACTACGAGGCAAGCGGCGAGCCGATCACGAGCTACATGCAGGTGCTCTCGGCCCGCGGCTACAAGTACGACACTTTGTGGATGCCGCACGACGCCGAGAACAAGAGCATCACGAGCGGTCAGAGCGTCTGCGACATCCTGCGCAAGAACGGCTTCAAGGTGCGCATGGTGCCAAAGCTGTCCCTCGAGGACGGCATCAACGCCGCGCGGCTGCACTTCGGGCGCGCGAGCATCGACGAGAAGCGCTGCGCCGCCGGCCTCGAGGCGCTGCAGCACTACCGCTGGGGCTGGAACGATCGGCTCGATGAGCCGAAGCCGAGCCCCGTCCACGACTGGTCGAGCCACGGCAGCGACGCGTGGCGTTACATGGCATTGGCCTGCAAGGCCGACGCCGACGTGCGCGAAAAGCCGCTCAAGATCGACACCCGCGGGATTGTTTGATGCCAGACACCGATCGACTTCTGCAGGCCATCGACCAGGCCGAGGCCGCCGCCTATGGCGCCGACACCGAGGGGCAACTCTCGGCCGAGCGCGAGATGGCGATCCGCCTGTATCTCGGCAAGGACGTCGACCCGGCGCCGCCCGGGCGTTCGTCGGTCATCGACCGCAGCGTGTTCGAGACCGTGCAGTGGATCCTGCCCTCCCTGTGCCGGATCTTCGCCAGCGGCGAGGACATCGTCGAGTTCATCCCGACCGGCCCCGAGGACGAGCGGCAGGCGAAGCAGGAGGGGGAGTACCTCAACTACCTCGTCACGCAGAAGAATCAGTGGTTCCAGATCTGCCACACCTGGTTCACCGACGCGCTGGTGACGAAGAACGCCTACACCTGGGCGTACATGGACAAGACCGTGCGCGTCGAGCGCGAGCGCTACGAGCGGCAGACGCAGGAGGGCATCGCGCTGCTGCTGCAGGGCGAGGGCGTCGAGCTCACCGGCGCCGAGCCGGCGGACGAGTCGGGGGTGCTGTTCAACGTCGAACTGCGCCGGGTGCGCGAGCGGCCGGTTCTGCAGTTCCTGGTGTTGCCGCCCGAGCGCTGCCGGGTGGCACACACGACGCCGGAATACAGCCTGCGCGGCTGCGACTACTTCGAGTTCTGGGACTACAAGACGATCTCGGCGCTGCGGGCGCAGGGCTATGACGTCCCCGACGACATCGGCGATGGCGGCGGCACCGAGGCGCTCGAGGAAGACGCGCGCGACGAGTACGAGGAGGACCTGGGCTCCGGCGACGACCAGCGCGGCCGCACGTCGCCCGAAATGCGCCGCGTGCGCGTGCGCCACGTGTGGATCCGCCACGACTACGACGAGGACGGCATCGCCGAGCTGCAGTACGTGCTGCGGGTCGGGCAGACGATCCTGCTGCGCGAGGAGGCGAGCCGCATCCCGGTCGCTTCGATCGTGCCGAGCCCGCTGCCGCACCGGCACATGGGCCTGTCGGTCGCGGACCTGACGGCGGACATCCAGCGCATCAAGACGGCGCTGCTGAGGCAGGGCCTCGACAACGTGTACTTCGCCAACAATCCGGCGATCGCGTTCGACAAGAACATGGTCAACCTCGACGACGTGCTGTCGTCCCGGCCCGGGCAGCGCATCCGCGTCGACGGCCCGCCGGGCGCGTCGTTCCTGCCGGTGCAGACACCCTTTGTGCTGCCGCAGGTGCTGGAGGCGCTTGGGTTCATGGAGCAGGTCACCGAAGGGCGCACGGGCGTCAACCGGTACTTTCAGGGCTCGGACCAGAACGTCCTCAACAAGACCGCAAGCGGCATCCAGCAGCTCTCGACCATGGCGGCGCAGCGGGTCGAGCAGATCGCCCGCATCTTCGCCAGCGGCATCGAGGAGCTGTTCAGCATCGCGCACGAGCTGGTGCTTAAGTCCGGCCACCAGCGCGAGGTCGTGCGCCTGCGTGGCCAGTGGGTCGAGGTGGATCCCTCGACCTGGCGCAGCCGCTCGGACATGCGCATCAGCGTCGGCTTTGCCGCCGGCAACAAGGACGCGATGGTGTCGCGCCTGATGATGATCGCCCAGTTGCAGGAAAAGGCGATGGCCGGCGGGGTCCCCATCGTGAACCCGCAGAACCTGTACCAGACGGCGCTCGAGGTCACGAAGGCCGCGGACTTCAGCGCCCCGCAGCGCTTCTGGACCGATCCCGCCACGGTGCCGCCGCCGCAGCCGCCGCAGCCGGACCCGACGGTCATGGCCGCCGAGCAGTTGCGGGCGCAGGCGATCCTGCAGAAGGCGCAGCTCGACAACCAGACGAAGCTGCAGATCGCGGCAGCCGACCAGCAGACCGAGGTGGCGAAAATGCAGATGGCCCCGGCCATTGAGCGCGAGAAGGCCGCGGCGCAGATCGCCGTTGAGGACCGCCGCGCCGAACACGGGATGCGCTCCAAGGTGCTGGACCGTGAGATGGAGTCGCCCGAGCCGCCCGAAGCGCCCGAGCCCGAGGACGACGGCTCCGACGAGGACGAGCTGCTGCAGCGGGTGATCGCCCAGCAACAGCAGCAGTCCAACCAGATCCAATCCCTGCTCGCGGCGGTCCGTGACCTTGCCGCCAACGTGAGGAAAACCCGATGACCGCCACCGTTGAAGTCTCCGCCCAGTTCACGCGCCCGGCCGACACCACGCAGTACGCGGTCGGCGACCTCGTGGCCAACAGCGCCACCGCGGGCAGCGTCGTCGCGCTGAAGTTCAACCCGGTCGTCAACTTCGCCGGGCAGGCCGTCCGCGTCGAGGCGGCGCGCATCTTCAAGAGCGGCACGGGCGTCACGTCGTCGTCGTTCCGCCTGCACCTGTTTGAGATCTCGCCTGGTACGCCCGCGAACGGCGACAACGGCGCCTTCAGCTGCGCCGGCAAGGATTACGCCGGGGCTATCGACATCACCGTGGACCGGGCGTTCACCGACGGCGCGTTCGGGCGCGGTCTGCCGCTGACCAACACGCCGATGACGTTCCTGCCGGGCGCAGGCGAGAAGGCCGTGTACGGGCTCCTCGAGGCCCGTGGCACCTACACGCCCGGCAACGCCGAGGTGTTCACCGTCACGCTGGAAGGCTACGCCGTCGAATGAGCGTCGTTCCCGTCATCCTAAGCGGGCGGCAGGCATTCGATCCGCGCGCGACGCTGTTCGCGCACAACGAACCCGGCGTCTGGTACGACTTCACTGACCTCTCGACGATGTTCACCACCTCCGACGGCACCACGCCCGTCACCGCCGTGGAGCAGGCCGTGGGGCTGATCCTTGACAAGAGCAAGGGGTTGGTGCTGGGGCCGGAGTTGTATACGGGCGGAACCGCGACGGGCGCAGCACAGACTGCAATAACGGGCGGATGGGAAGTTTGGCGCGCTGTCGGAGCAGTCGGTTCAGTTGCGCTTGCGACGTTGCAAGCCGAAAAAACGTATCGGGTTTCGTTGACGCTTGCGTCACGCGGCTCCGATTTAAGAGCCATTGACATCCGAATCCCGACTGGGACTGGGCAGCAGGGGTACTTAAGCCTCAGCCCCGCCGCCGGCAGCTATACATTCTTTGTCCGCACCGGAAATGCGGCAAGCGCGCTCAGCTTGACGCAACCAGACGTAGGTTACGGCGGCCTGTACACCAACATCTCCGTCCGCGAAATCGCCGGCACCCACGCGATCCAGGCGAGCAGCGCGAGCCGGCCGGTGCTGCGGAATCGGTATAACCAGCTGACGTGGTCGGAAGATTTCAGCAATGCGGCGTGGGTAGTTAGCACCGGCGGCACGGGAGTGACCGCAACAAAGACGCCGAATTTCGGTATTGCGCCGGATGGCACGCAGACTGCGTGCCGCGTGCAGTTGGATAAGGGCGCAGGCACGACGGACTCTGATTTCGCCCGCATGTTCCAGTCGACCTCGCTTTCGTCCGTGCGGCGGCGTGTGTGGATCAAAACGAACGACGCCTCGACGAAAACGTTTCGGCTTGAAGCAACCGGCGCAAATCTCACTGTCACGGGAACGTGGACGCAGATTTCCGACGCAGCCTCGGCGTCCTCACTACAGATCCTGCTGCAGGGCACGACATCGAACAGCGCAGATTTTTTGGTCTGGCATCCAGAGGTTGTCTACTCGCAGGATTTCAACTTCCCCTACCAGCGCATCAACGCCGCCACCGACTACGACAGCGACACGACCAAGTTCCCGCTCTACCTCGCGTTCGACGGCTCCGACGACAGCCTGTACACGGCTGCGAACCTCGACCTCTCCGGCACCGACAAGGTGACCGTGTTCGCGGGGGTGACGAAGCTGTCGGATGCGGCGCGTGGGTCAATTGTCGAGTCAGGTGCAAGCTATGCTGCGGGCGGCACCTTTGGCGTGCTTGCTGCCAATCTGGCTGGCGCGAACTATCAGTTTGGAATGAGCGGCTCAACAAGCGGCACGGTCGATGAAACCGTTGCCGGGTTTGCTTCGCCCCACAGCGCAGTGCTTACGGTTCAAATGGACATGGCTGGCGCAACTCGACCAGCCGAGCTTTCGCCGAGAGTCAACGGTGTGGGATCAAGCGGCGCTGCCGGATCCGACTGCGTCGGCAACTTCGGAAACGTTCCGCTTTACATCGGCCGTCGCAACAACGCGAGCGTGCCCTACAACGGCCGCATCCAGCAACTCATCGTCCGCGGCGCGCAGTCGTCTGCCGCCGAGATCGCCAGCACCGAGCGGTACGTGGCGGGCAAGCAGGGCAGGGCGCTGTAATGAGGTACGTTAAGGCCACCGTTAAAATACGCCGTGACCTTGGCATGAGCGTCAAGCCGAACGCCGAGCAAGTGGACGGCAAAACGTTCTTGTTTGAAAAGCTGTGGACCATGGAGCCGGACGCCAGCATGTACCCCGGTGAAATCGCGTGGGGGCCGCGCGATGAACGGTGGCCTGTTGACGCGCCGGGGTGGATCGCGTCGGGCGATCTTGAAATACACCCATGACGGACATTTTCCGCACCCTCATCGTCACGGGCATTGACGCGCCCACCGCGCGCCAGATCGCCGAGACGCTCGCGCCGGTGGGCGGCAGTCGCATGTGGCTGGCGGGCCTCTCGCCCACCGGCAAGCCGCCTGCGACGCACTACGTGTCCACCGGCCTGATCGGTCCCGACTTCGCAGCCATGGTGCCCTGCACGTTTTGGGCAAACGACGACGGCGCGTGGACCGAGACCGGCAGCGAGCCGGGCAACGCGGCGCTGGTGGCAATGGCTTGCGGCATGGCCGACCCGCCGCTGGTCATCACTGCGGCTGAGGCGCAGGCGATCATGGATGCGTCGGACATCAGCGATCAGGAGCCGTTCGTGGCATTCGGGCGGCTGGGGCTGCAGCTGGTGCAGGAGCCGCTGGAATGAGCGACACCGAGCAGCTCGAGCGCGCCGCTGCGGCGAAGCGCGCGCTGGACAACCCAGCGCTCAAGGCCGCCTTCAACGAAGTGCGCGAGGCGATCGTGCACCGGATCGAGCAGTGCCCCATGCGCGATACCGAGGGCGCTGAGAAGCTGCGGATCATGCTGCGGCTCCTCAATGATCTGCGCCTGAACCTGGAATCGGCCATCAACGACGGCAAGGTCGTCGAGCTGCGCATTCAGGAAGACGAGCAGCAGCGTAAGCGCCGTTTCGCACTCTTTCGTTGACCACACAGGACTGAATCATGCAAACCAGCGACCAGCCCGCGCCCCGCGCGGAGTCGCCCGCCCCCTCGTTGACCGATCGCATCGGCGCGCTGTTTGACGGCGCCCCCTACGAGAAGGCCAACGGTCCGGAGCCGCAGGGCTCCGATGATGCCCCGCAGGCCAGCAGCGACGACCAGACCGACGCGAACGCCGAGGCAACAGCCGAGGAGGGCGATGCGCCCACCCCGAGTGCCGAGGCCGTGGAGGAAGTCGAGTTCGACGGCGAGCGGTTCCAGGTGCCCCCGAAGTTGAAGGACGCGCTCCTTCGGCATCAGGACTACACCAAGAAGACGCAGGAAGTTGCCGAGCAGCGCCGGCTGGTGGAATTCCAGCGGCAGCAGGTAGCCCTTGCGGAGAGCGAACGCAAATTCGGCGAGCTCGTGCGGGATGAACTCTCGCAGATGGGCCAGCTGGACAGCGCGCTCAAACAGTACGAGGCGCTCGACTGGCGCAACCTCAGCACGGACGACATGATCCGTTACAAGGTCGAGATCGACCAGCTGAAGGACCGCAAGGCCAGCATCGAGCGCGACGTACAGGGCAAACATGCCCAGTGGCAGCAGGAGGTGCAGCGTGCGCACGCGGACCTTCTGAAGCAGGGCATGGAGGCGGTACGCAAGGCCATCCCGAACTTCAACGACGCGACCATCAAGGAGATCAAGGACTACGCGCTCTCGGAGGGCTACACGCCCGAGGAGATCGGCAACATCCTCGACCCTCGGCAGGTCAAGACGCTCTGGGAGGCCGCCCAGTACCGCAAGCTGCAGGCGCAAGCGCAGGCCACCAAGCCCGCGCTGCAGCAGGCCAAGCCGATCGGCAAGGCCGCGCCGGCCAAGACCCCGATGCCGCAAGGCACGCGGGACTATCTCAACTACCGCAAGACGCTCGAACGCGCGGGCCCCAAGGGCTCGCACCAGCGGCAGAAGGTTGCCGAGCAGCGGGTTGCGGACATCTTCACCCGAGGACTCTGACCATGGCTATTGTTTCCGGCACCACGTGGACTCGCTCCACCGCCAACTCCCTCACCATGGGGAGCAACATCCGCGAGGATCTCTCCGACGTCATCCACGAGCTCGACCCGATGGACACGTGGGCGCTCACGAACCTCGAGCAGGTTCAGGCGCGCTCGACGTTCCACGAGTGGCTTGCCGACGACCTCGCGGCCGCTGCAGCAAACCTCGTCCGCGAAGGCGACGAGGCCAGCTTCACGACCGCCGCTCCGGCGCGTCGCCTCGGCAACTACATGCAGATCAGCACGAAGACCTTCATCGTGTCGGACACCCTCGAGGTGGTCGACAAGGCGGGTCGTCGGACGGAGACCGGTCGCCTCGGCACCAAGCTCCTGAAGGAGCTCAAGAGGGACATGGAATACGCCCTTGTCCGCAACCAGGCCTCCTCGCTGGGCGCCGATGCCACCGCCCGCGCCTCTGCCGGCATGGAGAGCTGGATCGCCGGCCCGACGGCCAACACCGCCGGCACGCTGGCGAACGTGGTCTCGGCCACGACCAACGGCGCGTCCCACACGACCCCCGGGTTCTCCGGCGGCCTCGTGGCGTCCCCGACCGACGGCACCACCGGCGCGCTGACCATCGGTCAGCTCAACGCCGCGCTCGGCGGCGCGTGGGAGGACGGCGGCGATCCGCGGGTGATCCTGGTCGGCGCGAAGCAGAAGGCGGTCATCGACGCCTTCCAGGGCATCGCGACGCGCCAGATCAACGTGGGCAAGGCCGAGGCCCCGATCATCGGGGCGGCGAACATGTACGTGTCGAGCTACGGCTCGCCGCACATGGTCGTCCTGTCCCGCTACGTGCGTGACAGCGTGGTCCTCTGCCTCGACCCGGACTACTGGGCGGTGGCCTTCCTGCGCAAGCCGCAGATGAAGGACCTCGCCAAGACGGGCGACGCGACCAAGAAGCTGATCGTGACGGAGTACGGCCTCGTGTGCCGCAACCCGAACGCGTCGGCGAAAGTTGTGGGCTGTTCGTAAGCTGAATAGGGGCGTGGACTCACAGTTAAACGTGGGTCCACGCCTTTCCTTTTCGGATGTAATAAATGTTTGTCGTGGTGCAACTGAAAACCGGGGCAATGTCTCGGTCAGGAATTCCCACGGCGATCATCGCCTTGATTTTGATGACGTCGGATTCGGTAAGTTTGGCGTTTGGGTGACGGCTTCCTTTGGAGTACGCGTTCAGCACATGCATCGCGTGCGCTCGATTAGCCGCGCCGTCGACGTACTCAAGATTCTCAAGACGGTTGTCCTGTTGGTTGCCGTTCTTGTGATTGACCTGCAAATCGGACTTGCCGACAAAAGCCTCCATTACAAGGCGATGCACAAGAACTCCTTTTTGATTTCCGTTAGTCGATAGCGTGACGAGCAAGTACTTTCCGCCAGACTTTTTCCAGAGCTTTCGCGGATAGCCTGCTGGCAATCGACTTCCAGTGCCTCGGAGATTAGACGGAGTGCCGCGTCGGACGCGACCAAAATCCGACACCTCGTAATCTGGAAAACTGGGAATTGGTTTCCATTGCTCCATAAGCGAATTATGGACCTTGTCGCAAGGAAATGCTAGTAATCGTCGGCCACGGCCCGAGCGTCAATTGTTCGCTCGGTCACATGATCGACCGGCACGAGGTCGTGCGCCTCAAGCACGGCCTGACCAAGGACATGCCGCGCGAGCACTTCGGCACGCGCACCGACTACATCTGCGGTCGCAGCGAGACGTTCCGGCCGCAGAAAGGCGGCCCAAAGTTCTGGCGGTTCAAGGACGAAAGCCCCTGGATTGCGTACTACGCGCAGTTCAAGCCGAAGATGTGGAAGCCGAGCCACGGGCTCTGCGCCATCTTCTGCGCCATCGACGAGATCAAGCCCAAGGAAATCGGCCTGATCGGCTGCGACCGGATGCTCTACGCCGAGGACGATCGCAGCAAGAAGTGGAATTCGCCGCCGACCAAGCCCCACCCGTGGCCGCACGACCAGCGCGCCGAGCGGGAGTGCATGGCGTCGCTCGGCATCACGATCATCGACTTTGCCAAGGAGCTCGCGTGAGCACATTCCTCGACTACGACCCGCTGCGGGGCGTCTCGTCCTACGAAGACACCTACGACGGGAAGATGCAGTTGCACTACCGGCAGGACGTCGAGCCGGTGCTCGAGCTGGCCAAGACCGAGCGCATCAACGGCCTCGCCGACAAGGCGGGCAAGAAGCAGGATTTGTACCTGTATGCCCGCATCCCGCCGGTCGTGATTTTGAAGCTCAAGTACGAGCACGGCGTCGACATCTTCAAGCGCGACCACATGAAGAAGGCGATGCAGCTCATCAACCAGCACTTTCCGTACCTGAAGTGCACGGACAAGACCCACAACCTCGCGCACTGACGCATGGCCAAGATCATCGAACTGCAGCCGGCGCCGGATGATGCGTTGCACCGCCGCGCGCGGCAGCTCGTGGAAGCCGGCGAGCTGGACGACGCCTTCGAGCTCGTCCAGAAGATCCTCACCGACGACCCGAACGACGCGCACGCGCTCGTCATCTGCGCCGAGGCGCTGAAGAAGGCCAAGAAGCTGCCGCTCGCCTACAGCCTGGCCCAGCGCGCCACGGCGCTCAAGCCCGAGCGCGCCGAGACCTGGGGCGCCTTCGGCCACGCCGCGCAGCAGCTCTGGCGCCTTGACGAGGCGCTCTCGGCCTACCGCAAGGCCCAGCAGCGCTCGCGCACGCCCGGCCAGCAGGCGCTGTACGCCAACAACATCGCCTCGGTGCATTTGGACGCCGGGCGCTTCAAGGCCGCCGAGGCGCCGGCCCGCGAGGCCATGGCGCTCGACCCCGCCGATATGTCGCCGCGCCACAACCTCGGGCTGTCGCTTCTGGCACAGCGCCGCTGGGCCGAGGCGTGGCCGCATTACAGCGCGAGCGTGGGCAGCCACGTGCGGCTGAACGTCAAGTACCTGAACCCGCCCGAGCCGACGTGGGACGGCACGCCGGGCAAGACCGTCGTGATCTACGGCGAGCAGGGCCTCGGGGACGAGATCAACGCCGCCTCCATGCTCCCGGACGCCATTCGCGACTGCCGCCGGGTGATCGTCGATTGCGATCCGCGCCTTGCGAACCTGTTCCGCCGGTCGTTCCCGGCCGCCACGGTCCACGGCACTCGGCAGGCCAAGCAGCTCGCGTGGTCCGAGGCCGACCGGCGCATCGACGCCAGCATCAGCGCGTTCGAGGTCGGGCGTTTCTACCGCAATGCGGAGGCCGACTTCCCGGGCACCGCGTACCTCACCCCGTGCCCCGAGCGCACCGCCATGTGGAAGGCGCTGTTCTCGGCCAAGGCCAAGCCCACCATCGGCATCGCGTGGACGGGCGGCACGTTCCAGAACGCCGGCCAGTACCGCTCGATGCCGCTCAAGGACTGGGCGCCGCTCTTTGGCGCCATCGACGCGCACTGGGTGAGCCTGCAGTACAAGAGCGCAGCCGAGGAGATCCGCGGCACGCCCGTGGTCGAGTACCCCTGGGCGACGCTCACGAAGGACTACGACGACACGGCGGCGCTGGTGGCGGCCTGCGACCTCGTCATCTGCGTGCAGACCTCGGTCGGCCACCTCGCGGGCGCGCTCGGCGTGCCGGCGTGGGTGATGGTCCCGAAGCAGACCCAGTGGCGGTACGGCGAGGAGTGGACCGACACCCCGTGGTATCGCTCCGTGAAGCTTTACCGCGCTCACACCGGCTGGCCCATCAACACCCTGGTATCCGACCTGCGGAGGCACTTTGCTGATCACTGACGAGTACCGCGCCGCGCAAACGGCGATGCACGAGAAGTACCACTACGGCACCGCGAGCATTAAGCGGGCGCCGCTGGTGACCGAGATCGTCAACCGGCTCGAGATTACGCACCTGCTGGACTACGGCTGCGGCAAATCGACGAACCTGATCAAGCACATCAAGCCGCGCCACAAGCTCACGTACCAGGCCTACGACCCGGCGGTGCCGGAGTTTGCCGGCGCGCCCATCCCGGCGCAGCTCGTGTGCTGCATCGACGTGCTGGAGCACATCGAACCGGAGCTCCTCGACAACGTGCTCGACGACCTGCAGCGCTGCACCGAGCTCGTGCTGCTCGCCACCGTCCACACCGGGGCTGCGGGCAAGAAGCTGCCCGACGGGCGCAACGCGCACCTGATCCAGCAGCCGATGGAGTGGTGGCTGCCGAAGTTTCTCGCGCGCTTTGAAGTGCAGACGATCCAGCGGCTGAACGACCTGTCGTTTTACGTCATCGCCTACGCCAAGCCGCGCGCGATCGAGGGCGTCGACGGGGAGAAGCTGGCGTCGTGATCCCGCTGTTCGTCGGCTACGACCCGCGCGAGGCCGCGGCATACCACGTGTTCTGCCAGAGCGTGCTGGAGCGCGCCTCGGTGCCGGTGCAGTTCATCCCGCTGCACAAGCCGATGCTGGCAGGGTTCGACGGCCAGCGCGACGGGTCGAACGCGTTCATCTTCTCCCGCTTCCTCGTGCCCGAGCTGATGAACTTCGAGAACCGCTGGGCGATGTTCGCCGACGGCGACATGGTCATGCTGGACGACATCGCCAAGCTCTGGGCGCAGCGCGAATGCACGAAGGCGCTGATGGTCGTGCCGCATCAGTACCAGACCAAGCACCCCCGCAAGTACATCGGCAGCCCGCTGGAGTCGATCAACGTCGACTACCCGAGGAAGAACCAGTCGTCCGTGATGCTCTGGAACTGCGGGCACTACGCCAACCGCATCCTGACGCGCACGTTCATCGACGAGGCGGGCGGGGCGTTTCTGCATCGGTTCCAGTGGCTGCGGGACGACCAGATCGGGCGCCTGGGCGACGAGTGGAACCGCCTCGTCGGCGAGCAGGACATCGACGGCGCGAAGCTGCTGCACTACACACTCGGCATCCCCGGGTTCTGGCACTACGCCGAATGCGACGGGGCGGATGCGTGGCACGGGGCGCTGATCCGGGCGCTGCGGGTCGAGGGGCAGACCCCGGTCGACATGGTCGACGACGCCTCGAAGAGGAGCTGACATGGCCGTCATCACAAACTACGAGACGCTGCTCACCGCGGTCGCCGACTACGTCGCGCGCGATGATCTGACGGGGTTCGCCCCCAACTTCGTGCAGAACTGGGAAGAGCGCTTCTACCGCGACCCGCAGAACTGGGGCGACTGGATGGAGGCGACCACCACGTTCTCGGCCAGCACGGCCGCAGTGCCAGCGGACTTTCTCGGCATCAAGTACGCGACGATCCAGGGCGACGTGTCGAGCTCGCCCCTGCAGCGGGTCTCGCTCGCCGTGTTGCTGGGCCAGTGGCCGCGGGGCATCTCGGGCAAGCCCCGCATGATCGCCAAGCAGGGCAGCAGTTTCGTGTTCGGTCCTGAGCCGGATAGCAGCTACACGATCACGCTGCAGTACTACGCGAAGCCGACATTGCTTCGCAGCGACGCCGACGGCGCCAACTGGCTCACCACGCACGCGCCCGACCTGTGCCTGTACGGGGCGCTGCTCGAGGCCGAGCCGTTCCTAAAGAACGATGGCCGCATCGCGGTCTGGCGCGACTTCTACACCGATGCGCTCGCGGCGTACCGCGACCAGCAGCGCGACGAGGAGTTCATGGGCAGCCCGATGGTCGCGGTGCTGGCGTGAGCACCGGCGTCGTCAAGTTTGGGGAGTGGCTGCCGGACCTGCCCGACCTCGACAACCCGGGCCTGACGGAGGCGAAAAACGTTATCCCGTCCGACCGGGTCTACAAGTCGTTCCTGCCCGTCACCGGCATCGGCGATGCGCTGACCGCAGGCCCCGTCGGCGGCGTGTCGGCGGTGGACACGTCCGGCAACGGCTACTTCTACGCCGGCACGCTGCAGAAGATCTTCATCCGCTCGGGCTCCGGCTGGTCCTCGCGCCTCGCCGGCACCGCGACAACGGCCGCCGACGGCTACTGGTCCATGGTCCAGTACGACGACCTGGTGATCGCCACGAACTACAACGACGCGCCGCTTTGCAGCACGGCCGGCAGCGCCAGCAACTTCACGACGCTGTCGGTGTCGGGGACCGCGCCCTCGGCCCGCTGCGTCGGCGTCATCGGTCGCCATGTGGTGCTCGGCGACACGAGCCTCACCGCGGCTGCGCAGAACCGCATTCAGTGGTGCGCGATCGACGACCCGCGCAACTGGCCGACGCCCGGCACCAGCACGGCGCAGAGCGTGCAGGCGGGCGAACAGTACATGAACGCCGCGTACGGCCCGGTGACCGCCATCACCAATGGCGAGAACTACGGGCTCGTGTTCCAGCGCAACGGCATCTCGCGGATGTCGTACGTCGGCGGGAACGTCGTGTTCCAGTTCGACCAGATCGAGCGGGCGCGCGGCGCGCTCTTTCCGAATGCCGTGGTGCAAATGGGCCGGCTGGCGTACTTCATCAGCGGCGACGGCTTTTACGTTACCGACGGCATCGAGGTGCGCCCGATCGGCTCGCAGAAGGTCGACAACTACTTCGGCGACACCGTCGACACGACCTACAAGCACCGCGTCCGGGGCGCGATCGACTACGCCAACAAGTGCATTTACTGGGCGTACCCGGCCAGCGGCAACACCGGCGGCCGCCCGAATCGGCTCCTGATCTTTAACTACGAGGAAGGCCGCTGGAGCCGCGCCGAGGACCAGGTGGAATTTCTGACCTCGGGCGTCACGAGCGCGATCACGCTCGATGACCTCGACAGCTACTTCGCCTCGCTTGACATCGTGAGCCCAAGCCTCGACTCGTCGAACTGGGCGGGCGGCAACAACACGATCCTCGCGATCGACAGCGCCAGAAAGCTCGGCGGGTTCACCGGCCTCGCCGGCACCGCCATCATCGACGGGGCCGAGGCCGAGCTCATCCCCGGTCAGCTCGTGCGCGTGCAGGGCGTCAAACCGCTGGTCATCGGCACCGCGCCGACGCTCACCGTGTCGATCGGGGCGCGCAACGATCTCGGCTCGTCCCCGACCTACACCACGGCGCGCACGCCCAATGCCCGCACGGGCTTCGCCGACTGGCGCAGCGAGGCGCGCTATCACCGGGCGCGCGTGACGATCACCGGGGCGTTCCAGTCAGCGCTCGGCATCGAGTATCAGGCCGTGCCGTCCGGGTTCACCTGATGGCGATCCCGTATTTGTTCGTGGACGACCCGGACGAGCGACGGCACCGGGAGCGGCTCGCCTCGGCCGTCAACGCGCTGATTGCGGGCAAGCTCGACGTGGTTGGGAGCTTCACGCTGGCGGCAAACGTCACCAGCACCACCGTCTCGGACAACAAGTTCGAGAGCAACATGGCCGTCGTCTGGGTGCCAACGACCGCGAACGCGGCCGGCGCCGTGGGCGGGTTGTATCTGTCCGGCCGGTCGCAGGGCAGTTTCACGCTGACCCACGCCAACACGGCCACCACCGACCGGACCTTCCTGTATGTCCGGCTCGGGTAACGTCTTCGCGCTCGGCGCCGACCAGATCGAGGTGTTCTGGCCCTACCTCGAGCCGCACCTGAAGCGCGTCGAGCGCGAGACGGCGACCGTGTCGGTTGAGGGCTTGAAGGCGCTGGCGCTCAACTGCGAGGCGCAGGTCTGGGGTGTGCAGGACGCACGCGGGAACATCACCGGGGCGTGCATCACGCGCGTGTACGAGACGCCCAACGGGCGTTTCTGCACCGTGTTCGTCGCGGCCGGCATTTTGATGCCCGCGTTGCCCGAGGGCATCGCGCTGATCGAGGACTGGGCGCGAGGCATCGGCTGCCGCGCCATCGAGATCATCGGTCGCCGCGGCTGGCAGCGCGTGCTGCCCGGGTACGAGCCCCGCGCCGTGGTGCTGGAGAAGAACCTGATCGGAGAGCTGCACTAAATGGCCACCCCTCCCGAATTCCTGATGCCGCGGCAGGTGCCGTACGCCCCCATGCCGCAAGGACTGGGCGCCTACGGCCAGCAGGCGTATCGCTTGGCCGGCGCACCGCCGCAGACGCAGCAGCGCCAATACAGCCTCTCCGGGCCTCTGGCGCCGTTTGCCAGTCCCGGCGGCGGCGGTGGCTCGAGCGGCGGCGATCTGGCCGGCCTGCTCGGCATGCTCGCGCAGAACCCGCAGGCACTCTCGGGCATTACCAACGCGGCGAAGGGGCTGCTGAACGGCAACAGCACGCCGCTCGTCCCGGGTTCGACGCGCTCGCTGCTGCAGGGCGGCGCATCGACCACCAGCCTGATGAGCGGGATCGAGCCGACCCTGATCGCGCCCTCGGCGCCGACGATCGGCATGAACCCCGCCGTGGACGCGGCGATTACGCAGGCCAGTCAGGGCGCCGGGAGCGCGGCCGGCGCGGCCATCCCTGGCGCCGGGGTCGCCGGCGGCGGCGCCGCAACGGCTGCGTTCCCCGGCAGCACGCTCGGCCTGCTGCAGTCGGGCGTGCCCACCAGCGCGTTGATCAGCGCCTCGGCGCCGTCGCTTGGCATCCCGGCCGGGCTGCTGACGCCCGCGCAGTACGCCACCGCGATCACGCCGACGGCCACAATCCCCGGCGCTGCCGGTGCCGGCGCGGGCGCCTCCGGGTCGCTGGCCGGCCTCGCTGGCCCCGCGGCGCTGATCGCCGGCGGTCTGCTGGCCGGTCAGGGCATCAGCAAAGGCAAGGAGGGGCAGGCGGCGCTCGGCGGCGGCATCGCCGGCGCAGGCGCCTCGCTCATGGGGCTGGGCGCGCTTGGCCCGCTGGGGCTCGCGGGCGCGGCCATCGCGGCGCTCGGCGCGTCGATGGTTAACACCAAGGAATTCGGCGACGTGGCCCTGCGCAACTATTGGAACGCGGTGGACTCCGGCCGCGGCATCGGCGAGACCGACCCCAACGAGCTCGCGCAGGGGTTCATCAATTTCTACCGGACCAACAAGAACGAGTTCCCGGGGCAGGCGAAGTACGGCCGCACCGGCAACGAGGACTTCATGCAGGACATGAAGCGCACGATCAACTCGGCGATCGAGCAGGGCACGGTGGCGCCCAATGCCACGCCGCAGGAGATCCACGCCAAGGTCGTGCAGCCGTGGCTCGACACGATGGGGCAGGGGCCGCAGAACGCGGAGGCCCGGGCGATCCAGGACTTCATGATGCAGGACCTGATCGCGAGCTATCAGCGCGGTGCGCCGATCAGCAACGCCGAGGTCAAGGGCGACCGGAAGTTCTCGATCGTCGCCGACCCGATCCGCTACCCGGCCGCACCGACGCCGGGCATGGCCACGATGGGCGCGCCGGCCGAAATGATCGACCTGTCGGGCGACATGATCCCGGTGCCACCGGGTGAAGACGTGCTCGCGCAGTACATGGGATTGTTTGGAGGAGGCGCACGATGAGCCGGGACAACAACTCAGGGGCGGCCGTCCTGCAGACGCAGGCGCCGAGCTGGCAGCAGCCGTACCAGGCGCGCGGCCTCGAGCTCGCGCAGAACCAGCTCGAGATGGGCGCGCCGCAGCAGTACGGCGGCCAGACCGTCGTGCCGTTCTCGACGCAGACCGAGCGGGCCATGCAGGGCATCGAGCAGCGGGCGCTCGGCGGCTCGCCGCTCGTCAACCAGGCCTCGCAGTACGTCAGCGGCCAGCTCGCCGGGCCGCCGACCTCGCAGTTCTCGTCAATGGTCAACCCGTACCTCGACCAGATGTTCCAGCGCGCCGCGCAGAACAGCCGCGCGAGCCTCGAGGGCGAGTTCGCCCGCGCCGGGCGGAACGTCAACGCGGCGGCGCCGATCCGCGGGCAGCAGCTCAACGATTTGGCCACGCAGTTCTACGGCGGGGCGTTCGAGAATCAGCAGCAGCGGGCGCTCTCCGACATCCTCTCGCAGCGCGGCCAGCAGCAGCAGGCGCTCTCCTCGGTGCCATATTTGGCCGACGCGCCGTACCGCGACATGGAGCGCCTCGCAGGCGTCGGGGCAAACGTCGAGGGCCTCGCGGGCCGCATCCAGCAGGACCAACAGCGGCGCTTCGACTACGAGCAGATGGCCCCGCAAATGCTGTTGGACCGCTTCGTGCAGCGCGCGAACGCGCAGATCGGGCAGGCGACGTACGAGCCGCAGGGCGGCAGCAACCAGAACGCCGCCGCGCTCGCCGGTGCGCTCCTCGGCGGACAGGCCGGCGCGCAGTTCAGCAACAGCAACTGGGCGCCGCTCATCGGCGCACTGGGCGGCGGCCTGCTCGGGAGGTACGGCTGATGGCAAACGGACTTCTCGGCGATCCCACGGCCCTGCGCGGCCTGCTGCAGTCGCCCAGCACCACGGACTTCGCGCTCGCCCTGTTGGCGAACTCCGGCTACAGCCCGCGCCGGCGCAGCCTTGGCGAGATCGTCGGCGCCTCCATGCTGCAGTCGCGCCAGATGGCTGCGGAGCAGGCGCAGCAGAAGCTGCGCGAGCAGTACATGCAGGCGCAGATTGCGGCGATGCAGCAGCGTCCCGAAGCGCAGCGCCGCATTGTGAAGGGTCCGGACGGCCTTGATTACTACGAGGACGGAACGCGCGTACTGCCAAATGTGCAGGCGCCCGCTGCGTCGCGGAAGCCGCGCGAGACGCGCGAAGTCAACGATGGCCCCTTGGTGCGCACTGAGGAGTTCAACCCCGAAACCGGCCAGTGGGAGCTGATTGCAAAAGCGCCGCGGTGGTCGCCTCAGGCGCCAGCGGCCGCAGCAGAATCTCCGGCGGCCGTGCGTGAGTACGAATTTTTCAATCGTTTGCCGGCAGAGCAGCAGAAACGCTACCTAGCTCTCAAGCGCGCCCAGCAAGTCGAAAACATCGGCGGCGTGCCGACCATCGTCGGCGCGGCTGGCGACACGACGCCGTTGTCGACGCCCGATGCGGAAGCGGAGGCGCGCCGGAAAGCAGCCGCCGCTACGGCGCAGGGCGCCGCTGATGTGGAGGGCGCCGGCAAGCGTGGCGCCGCCCGAGGTCTGGGCTACGTCATCCAACAGTTCCGCGGGCAGATTCCGCGCACGCCCCAGGGCGGACCCATGGGCGCCGTCGGCATGATCGGCAGCGTTACCCAGTCTCAGGAAGCGCGACGATTCAACAACCTGAGGGAGCAGCTTTCGACCGAGCTGCGCACGGTATTCCGCATCCCTGGCGAAGGCACGCTGTCCGACCGCGAGCAGGCGCAGTACGGCGTCCAGTTGCCCGACGTCAAGAATTCGCCTGATACCAACGAAGCGATCTTGCAGGACGTGCAGGCACGCGTCGCGGCGCGCTTGGGGCAAAGCGCCCCCGCCGCGCCGGGCGCAACGCAGGGCGCCGCCACCGCGCCCGCAACTTCGCCGCGCCGTCGGGTGCGCGTTGATTCCAACGGCAACGTGATCAGGTAACGCCATGGAAATTGAACTTCCTGACGGCACCATTCTTGACGCGCCGGACGACGCCGATCCGAGCGCCGTTGCCAAAGCCTACCTCGCAAAACAGCAACCCCGCCGCTCGCCGCTGGAGTACGCCTCGGGCCTTGCCGCTGCGGCCAATCAGGGCATGACGCTGGGCTTCGCCGACGAGATCCAGGCCGGCGGCGAAAGCTTGCTCAACAGTCTGACCGGCGGGCGCGTCGGCGCGCCGTACCGGCAGTCGCTTGAACGGCAGCGCAAAGAGCGGGCCGCGTTTGCCGGCGACAACCCATGGGCGTCCGGCTTGGCGACCGGCGCAGGCGCCGTGGTGCCCGGCGCCTTGTCCGCTGGTGCCCGGCTGATCGCAGCGCCGGCGACGAACGCGGCGCCCGGTGCGTTTCAGTTGCTGCGCGAGTCGCTGTTTGGTGGCGGCGCGCCGGTGCGCCCCGTCAACACCGTGGTCGACGCCGTGCGCGAGGGCGCGCGAGCAGGTGCCGTGCCGGGCTTCGTCGCGGGCGCCGGAACGGCCGAGCCCGGCCAGCGCCTTGAGGGCGCGATCCTGGGCGGCGGCATGGGCGCGGCGGTCGGCGGCGCCGTCGGCGGCGCCATGCAGGGCGCCAATTGGATCATGGGCAAGGCGACGCCGTGGCTGCGCAAGGTGGTCGATTCGCTGAACGTCGATAACGCCGCCGGCGTGTCGCGCGTGGCGCCGGCAGGACCAACGCAGCCGACGAGCTCGGCGCCGATCACGGCCGCCGAGGCGCGCATCCTGCGGGCCATGGAGGAGGGCGGCGTGAGCCCCGAAGACGCCGCGATGGCGCTTCGGCGAGCGCGCGAGCTCAACGTGCCGCTAGGTCTCGTGGACGTCGGCGGCCAGCCGCTGCAGCGCGTGGCGCGTGGCGCGCGGACGGCGCCGGGCGAGGGGAGCGCAATCCTTGACGACGCCTTGACGGGCCGCGCTGCCGGCCAAACGGATCGGGTCATCAGCCAACTGGAGCGCGGTTTCGGCCGTACTAGCACGTCTGACGCCGGCTCTCGCGCCGATGCGCTGCTGTCGAAGGCGCGTTCTGACTCAAGCCCGCTGTATCGCGATCTGGCGAAACTGCCGGACATCGACGACCCCGTCGTTTCCCGCATCATGCAAACGCCTTTCGTGCGGCAGAAATTTCAGGATCTGGAAGCTGCGCGAGCCTCCCTTGGGCAGCCTGTGCTGCCCCTGTACGACGAAGCCGGGAATTTCGCCCGTCCGGTTACCTTTCGCGACGTCGACGCCGCCAAGCAGTTGATGGACGAGACGCTACGCCCGGTTTACCAGCAGGGGCCGCGGCCGCCCGGCTCGGTGGACATTTCCAGCCGGCAATTCCGGGAAAACCTGCAAGGCATTCGCCGGGAGCTGGTGAGCGCCGCGGACGCAGCGCCGGGCGGGGAGCTGTACGCCCGCGCCCGTTCCAGTTACGCCGGCCCGGCTCAGGCGCGCGACGCTTTCGAGGCGGGGCGCGAGCTGATTCGTCGGCCGACCGAAATCGCTGACGTTCGCGCGGAGCTGCGCGGCGCTTCGCCGGCTGAGCGCAAGTGGTATGAGCGCGGCGCCATTGAGGCGTTGCGGGGCAAGATCGAGAGCACGCCAGACCTGACCGGCAATCGCAACGTGCTGAGCTCGTTCTACGGCAATCGCGCCGACCGGGCCAAGGTGCTCGAGGTAGTCAACCCGCGCCGCCGCGGCCTACTGGACGAAGCGTTGATGCTAGAGAACCGCGCCGCGCAGACGCGCAACTTTGTGCAAAGCGGCTCGCAGACCGCGGACAAGGCTGCGGAATTGCTGGATCAAACCACCGACCTTGCAACAGACGTCGCCACCGGCAACAAGCTCGGAGCCTTTCGCGGCGCCCTGCAGTGGCTGTCCGGCAAGGTCGGCCGCGAAACGAACGCCGCGATCGCGCGCCAGCTCGCCAATTTCGACAACCCTGAGGCGCAGCAGGCCTTCCTGCAGCGCCTGATCGAGCTGCGGCGCATCGGCGCGCTGCAGGCGCAGGACGTCGCGGCGACCGCTCGCGCCATGGCCGTGCAGACGCGGACGGAGGGCGAATGAGCGCCATCAGCACCTGGTCGACCACACCGGCCAACAACAACAACTCGGCCCCCGACGGCGCCCCGGAGGGCATGGCGCCCTCGGGCGTGAACGACACCATTCGCGAGCTCATGGCGCGCATTCGGGAGTGGTACGAGGACGCGCAGTGGATCGACCTCGGGCTGACGCATACGCGCGTCAGCACGTCGCAGTTTTCGATCGCCGGCAACTACACCACGATCTACACCGTCGGCCGCCGCGTGCGGATGAGCGGCTCTTCGACGACCTACGGCACAATCTCGGCCGTGTCGTACGTCGCGCCCGACACGACGGTGACCGTGGCGGAGCTCACGGTGCCCAACACGCTCTCGGCGGTGTCGATCAGCATCCTGACGCCTGACGGCTCGGCGATCCCGACCGTGTTTCCGGCCGGCCCGACGGACTTCACGGGCGGGGCGATGCGCATTGCCGGCAGCGGCACCTGGTCGGCCGGCGCGGGTCTCGAGCTGATCTACGACAGCGTCACCCCGGTCGCCACGGTGCAGGCCTACGACCGCGCGGCGTCGGCCGCCCGGGCGCTGCGCCTGAACGGCTCGTCGGTGTCGGTGCGCGTCAACGGCGCAGAAGTCGGCCTGTTCGCCGCCGCGAGCTCAGGCAACGTTCTCACGCTGCCGGGGTCGCTGCGGATCTCTGGCGCCGCGACGCTCGGCGCCAGCTCGACGCCCGGCGTGTGGTCCTTTGAGACGCCCGTTGTGCGCCAGTACCTCGGCGACGGCACGGGCTACAGCTTCCGACTCGCCAACCGTACCGGCGGCGCGACAACCGACGTGTTCACGTTCCTCGACACCGGCGTGCAGGTCATCACGGGCGCCGATGCGATCCTCGCGTTCGTCGAAACGGGCGTGACCGCCGACAACGGCCGCTGGCGCTGGCGGGCCAACGGCGAGGCGTTCCTGTTGCAGGCGTACAACGACGCGGATTCGGCGCAGGCCGCCGCGATCACCGTCGAGCGCACCGGCACGACCATCGACAGCGTGGCCGTCAGCACGAAGCTGGCGCTCGCCTCGCACACGACCAGCACGTCAGCGAGCGCCGGCGGCGCCTCCGCGCTGCCCGCGCTGCCGGCCGGCTACGTCACGGTGGCCGTCAACGGCGTCGACAAGAAGATCCCGTACTACGACTAGGAGCGGTCATGCAGGAGCGAGCGGACGAGATCGAGGCGCGGCTGCGCGACGTGGAGACCAAAATGACGACGCACGAGGCCATCTGCTCCGAGCGTTATCGGCAGATCATCGAAGGCGCAAGCCGCCTTGCGGACGAGCTCAAGGGCACGAACGCGCTGATCCGCACGGTGGGGCTGCTGCTGGTGGCCGGCATGGCCGGCGTCATCATCAGCCAGGTGATGCCGTGACCGACCGCATCAGCCGCAATTTTACCGTGGCCGAGATGACGGTCAGCGCCACCGCCGCCCGCATGGGGCGCGTCGTCGAGCTCGCCGAATACGCCCGGCCGAACCTCGAGCGCCTGTGCGCCGAGATTCTGGAGCCGCTGCGGGCGAGCCTGCGAAAGCCGATCGTCATCATCTCGGGCTACCGGCCGCCGTGGCTGAACCGCGCCGTCGGGGGCTCGCCGACCAGCCAGCACATGCGCGGCGAGGCCGCCGACATCATCGTCCCGGGCTTCACGCCGCGCGAGGTGTGCGAGCGGATCATCCGGCTGGAGCTCCCTTTTCACCAGTTGATCCTGGAATTCCCGCCGAACGGCTGGGTGCACGTGTCCGTCGCGCCAGAAGGGGCCAAGGCGCCGGCCGGGCAGGTCCGCACCGCCCGCAAGGTCAACGGCCTCACCCGCTACACCCCGGGGCTTGTCGCATGAACATCCGCAAGATTGCCTCCTCGCGCCTCAACTACGACTGGATCGGCCTCGCTACGGCGCTGATCGGCTTTCTGATGGCCGCCGACCTCTCGTTCCTGCCGCCGCGCTACGCCGGCGTCGCGCTGCTGGCGCTGGGCGCGGCCAACGTCACGCTCGCCTGGTATCGGGCGCAGGTCGGCGTCGGCGGGCAGAAGTCGCTGGAGCCGTGAACCCGCTCCTGCTGCGGGCGCTGCCCTACGCCCTCGGGGCGGCGCTGGTGGCCGGCCTGCTCTGGGGCGCCTACGACTGGGCCTACGACCGCGGCAGAGCCTCGGAGCGGGCGCGGTGGGAGCAGGCCACGGCAGAGGCCGCCGAGCGCTTCAGCGCCGCCCTGGCGGCCCAGCAGGCGCGTCTGGAGCAGCTCGACGCCGAGCTCGCCAAGGCCCGCCGGACGGCCAACAAAGCCCGGGAGGAGCTCTCCGATGCGCTTGCGTCCGATCCTGCCAGCCGCGACTGGGCTGCTGGCGCTGTGCCTGAGCGGGTGCGCCGCGCCCTCGGTGATCCTGCAGTGCCCGCCGATCCCTCGCGCCCTGACCGCTGAGTGCGTCCCCGAACCCCGCCCCCTCGCCACGAACGGCGACCTCGCCCGCGCGCTTACCGACAGCCGCGAGTGCGTCGTGACGCAGAACCTGCAGCTTCGGGCGATCGCGGAGCTGGCGGACTGTCGGCGGGAGTTGCCCGCTAGGCGGCCAGAATGAGCCGAACGGGCCGGGTGACGGTGCCGTATCCGTGGCGATGCCTTGGGGACGCCATCGATACGGCACTTCGATACTCGATCGTGCCGGTCAGGTCCGGGCCGACGACGACGCGGGCGACGACCGCCGCCAGCAGATCGGCCGGCGGGTAGGTTTCGAGCGCGTCGCGCAGCATGGCGGGCGTGAGCGCCCGCAGCAGCCGCACCGTCTCGTCATCCTCGGACAGCGCCGCGAGCTGGCGCTCGATGCCGGCAATCTGCCGGCCTTTCTCGCTGACCAGCCGCGGGTAAACCTCGTCCTCCCGCTCCAGCGCGAGCCGCGCCGCCCGGTCGCGCTCCCGCCGCAGCCGCGCCGCTTCGGCCTCGAGCTGCTCCCGCCTGCCCGTCTCGGCCCGCTCCCGGGCCGCCGCGATCAGCTCGGCCAAGAACTCCTCCCGCTCGAAGTCCGCAAGCACCGCCCCCAGCACCGCCTTTTCGAGCTGCTCCCGCAGCACGACCCGCCCCGGGCGCCCTTCCAGCCGATAGGCTTTCCCGGCAGACCTCCATGCGCGGCCGTCCGGCGCCCAGAGCAGGCCCGTGAGCATCGCCGCGCTGGCCGCGCGCTTGCCGGCCGAGACCCGCGCCCCGAGATCGGAATCCGTCAGGCGCATGACCGCCTCGGCTTCCTCCTCGGAGATCAGGGCCGGGAACGCGTCGCGCTGGACCAGCCATTGCTCGCGCGGCACCCGCTTGCCGTCCCTGTGCTGGTTCCAGACCAAGTGCCCGGCGTAGGCCAGCGCCCGGCGCTCGACGTCGACCATGCTGTTGGGTTTCCAGTCCACGCCGATGGCACGCATCACGGCCGTGCGAGGCTCGCCGGTCGCCCGGCGGCGCAGGTACTCGGCAACCTTCGGCGCGTCGGGCGAGGGCGCCAGTCGCGACTTCATCACGGGCTTGCCGTCACGCACGGCGCCCGTGGGGATATGCTCGAGCTGGTAGCCGAGCGGCGGCCGACCGCCCGCGCGCCAGCCGCGCCGGACGTTCTCGCGCATCCCGGCCAGCGCCTTGTCGCGCGACATCAGGCTGTGCGCCTCGTCCATGGCCTCGAAGACCGAGTGCAGCACCATCTCGGCGATAGGGTCGATGTCCGACGGCAGTCGGGCGTACAGGATCGTGACGCCGGCTTTCTTGGCGAGGTGCTTAAACGCCTGGGCGATGTGCCGACCGCGCGCGATGCGCGAGGTGTCGTAGCACAAGATCGTGTCCCAGCCGCGCCGGGGGTTCTTAATGGCGGCGACCAGCTCGCCGAAGGCCGGCCGATCGTCGGTGCTGCCGAGCGCTACGGCGTCTTCAAACGTCCTGACGACCGTCAGCGACCGCGACTCCGCGAGCTGCGTCAGCTCGTGAACCTGCGTCTGCGTCGAGATGTCGGACCGATCCTTGCTCGACCGGGCGTAGATGACTGCTGCTGGCATGGGCTTTCCTGACCGCGGACAGTACCGCGTCGAGCGCCAAAGCGGCAACCGGCCGCCCTGTGGTCGTCAGGTGGATGGGTCGGGAGGCCATTCGCCCACCTCCACAAACGCCGGCTCCAGATCGCCGCTCGCAATCCAGTGCGGCGCATCAGCGGGCCAGCGGGCGTCGCAGGCAATCCACGCCTGCTCGTTGGCGTATCGCTCGTGAGGCTCAAACACCCAGCCGTACTTGAACAACCACACCTTGCCGTCCACCTGCTCGGCTCGTGGGCGCACGACCCAACTCTCGCCACGGCGGATGCGGACGCGGAACGCGCGAATGTCGACACCGGCGCGCATCTCGTCGTCGATGGTGATGCCGGTCATGGCTTCTCTCCTCTTGCGCGGATCGCGGCTGCGTTCCCTCGCAAAACATCTTGCAGCATGGAGTTATTGGCACAGGCCGCTGCATTGGCGTCAACAATCTGCGCGCACGCCTCGCGCTCGGCGGCGGCAACGCGCTGCTCGATCAAGGCGGCGAAGAGTTCAAGCTCGTCCGGGTAGAACAGGTGCGACTGGCTCGGCACTCGCCCAAGTCCGTTGCCTGCCTGATGCGCCAATTCCAGAATCTCCTCGCGGGTCATGGCTTGCGCTCCTCTGCCATCGCCTTGTCGATGGCGGCTTTCTTGGTAAACACCCTGTCCCAGCCGACCCCGTACAAATCGCCGTGCACCTCCCTGATGTAAGCCAGTCCCGAAACCGCATCAGTCGCAAGATCTTTCCACTGCTCGGCATCGGCCCGCAGCCGCTCGATCTCGTTTGCCGCTTCGTGGCACAGCAGTCCCACTTGCAGGTAGGACGTGTCGTGCGGCGGCGGCGCGAGAAGCACTTGGTTTGGGTCAATCAGCCGCAGTCTTTGAACGATGTCGGTCATGCCCCACCTCCACAAAACACCCGCCGAAACTCTGCCTCCTGCGCGTCCCTCACTGCGTCCCTCGCTGCGGCCGACGCTGCGGCCGACGCTGCAGCCGACGCTGCGTCCCACGCTGCGGCCGACGCTGCAGCCGACGCTGCGTCCCACGCTGCGTCCCTCGCTGCGTCCCTCGCTGCGTCCCTCGCTGCGTCCCACGCTGCGTCCCACGCTGCGGCTCTCGCTGCGGCCAGCTCAATATCAGGGGTGGTGGTGCGCGCATAGCGCTCAACTACGTCAAGCGCAGTTAGTGAGCGCGGGTCTGCCATCAAATGCTGAACCTGACGAGCGCACCACACGGCGTAAAGCCGCATCTCGCGGTCCCAGCCGGAAACGGCGCGCAGGCACCACAACGCGTCCTCAATGCCGTTGCTGTCCAAGATAGTGGCCAGCGCCAGCGGCTCGTCATCGGGTTGTGTTTTGCCTAGATGGCGCAGCAGTTTTATCCAGCCGTCAGCGCATGGGGCATGCTCGCGAATTTTGTTGAGAGTCGTTAGGGCTTCGGGTTGGTTGGTCATCGCTTGCCCTCCAAGAGATAGTCGACCAAGCCCGTCAGCTCGTCCACTTTGCTTTGAAGCCGCTCAATCTCAGCGCGCAGCGTCGCGTTTTCTTTACGGTACGCAGCAACGTCTTCAAGCAATTTGATTTGGCGTCCCAATCCCGCGAGAAGAGCGCGCCCCAGGGCTTCGGGTTGGTCGCTCACGCCGACTCCTCCGCTGAATGCCAATCCTTCTGACGCTGCAGAAACGTCGGCCATTCCATCTTGTCGACGAACGAGCGATCGTCGATCAGCACCTGGTTCGTGGGCTGTGACGTGTAGCGGCCGTTCTCAAGCTGCAGGAAGTAGAACTCCTTCGACTGCGCCGGCGCCGCGCTGAACGCATCGCCGACCGGCACCAGCGTGAACAGGTAGTGCCCTGCGTGCTCGGCGCCGCTCTGCAGCTTCGCCCGCGCGTTCATGGTGGCGAGGTACGGGTACTCGATCAGGCTGAACTGCCAGCCGTAGGCGTCCCAGGTCTGCGCGTCACCCGCTGTCCACGGCGCATCGGTCTTGCGCGCAGCGAGCTGATGCAACGGCACGTTGCGGTACACGGCGCCGTTTTCGAGCAACACGTGGCAACCGAACGCGCGCCCGGGCCATGCGGTCAGCGCGAACCAGACGCCGTGCAGCCAGTCGTGCTCGCCGATGGCGTCAGGCTCAATCCACACGTACTGATGCGCCGGCAGCGGGCCGGAGTGGGTGTGGAGGGTCATCACGCCTCCCGTCGCAGACGCATCGGAATCGGCTGCGTGTCGAGCTTGCTCGGCTGCTCGGGGATGAACCCGGTGCCGCTTGCACCCGTTACCTGCATGTGCGCGACCTCGACCTTGGCGCTGTTGACGATCACTTGGGCGACGTCGGCGACCGCCCGCGCGCGGTCGAGATCCATCGGGTGATCCTTGTCCTTCAACTGCTCGATTACCTCGAACAGGTGGTCACGCAGGTCGCTGATCTTGTTCCGCACGCTTTTTCTCCGCAGTTCGGATTCGTCTCACGAGCCCCGCTCGGGCATGAATCACATCCACCAGCGGCTCGGGCAGGTTGTGGATGCTGTTGCGCAGCATGGAGTCGCGATAAGACACGAGCTCGAGCGCGTCCGGCGTGATCGCCTCCAGGTCCGCCGAGAACCGGCCCGCCTTGAACCGCACCTGGTAGCCGGCCGGCACCGGGCCGTGCGCCTCAATCCACACCAGCCGATGCACGGCGACCCAGTTGCGAATGCCGTGACCGTCGCGCACCTTGCGGTCGAGATAGCCTTCGGCGTTCACGCGATGGCTCCCGATCGGCCGCCAGTTGTGAGGCTTGGCGCCCTTTGGAAATCGCGTCTCGGCGCTGCGGCCGCCGGCGGTGTATCGGAGCCCGGTGTTCCAAGTCTTGTGGCCCTTCACAAACCGCGAGCCGGCGCCACGCGTCGTGCCCTTCACCATCCGCCCGGACTCTGGCGAGGCCATAAAATCTGCGTTCTTGCGCAGGCCAAGCGTCCGGGCCTTTTGCGACACGCACGCGGTTGAGCGGCTAAAGCGCGCGGCCAGCAGCGCGGTCGGCGTGTCGGCGTAAGCTCGGCGCAGGATGTCGAGGTCGGCCTCGCTCCACAGGCGTCGCCTACGACTCATCAAACACCCCCCGGCACCGCCGATGCGCCTCGCGCGCGGCCTCGGTCGCGGCGTCGTAGATGTCGTCGAAGACGGTCGAGTCGAGCAGCCACACGGCGTTCTTCGTGTGGTCGTTCCAAAGCGCGACAATCTCGCACTCCTCGGGATCCGGCGGCGACTCGTCCGTGATGCCCGCCGGCGGACCGGGCGGGCAATAGTCGACGTCGGCGTACCAGCAAAGGCCGAGGGCTTCGAACTTGATGATCACGACCGGATCTCCAGCCGCTGGCCGGAGGACAGCCAGACGCCGGGCACTTCACGGCCGCCCTTCAGCGCGGCCTTGAGCGCGGTCTTGTCGAGGCGCGGCGGCGGCCGCGGCACCGGCACGTAGAATTCGGCCGGGATCTGCGCGTCGTCGGCGATGTTCACGGCCTCCGGGTTGTTGCGCACGGCCAGCGTGAACTCCGGGCACTCGACTTTGGTGATGCCGCAGGTCTGCAAGTTGAAGAGCAGATAAGCCCGCAGGCTCTCAGCCCGCGCCTCGGCCCGCATGGCGCGCTCGCGCAGCGCCTTGGCGGCGTTGGCCACCATTTCGGCGTGGGCCTCGAGGTTGCGCACGACGGCGGCCACGCTGACGGCCTTCTCCTGGATCGTGCCTTCCAGCGCCTCGACGGTGTCGCGGATGACCTCGACCGGCAGCTCGTCGGAGAGCTCCGCGAGCCGCTCCAGCTCGCGGTGCTGCTGCGTCAGTTCGTACAGCGCCGGCAGCTTCACGGCACCACCTCCGGCGCCTTGAGGCCGTCATAGGTAGCCTTGAACAGCGCGGCCGCGGCGTCGTCGCGGGCCTCCTTGGCGTGCTTCCACGCCGCGCTAAACGCGGCGCGCAGTCCGGCCTCGTCGCCGGCCTCGTGCATCGAGCGCAGGTGCTCCTGCCGCTCCTCGTCGGTCAGGGCGTGCGTCGCCACGACGGCGGCGACGGCGTCATCGACACGCTGCGGCGTGACGTTGCGCTCGCGCTCGTCCGCCACGATGTCGGCGGTTTCCTCGGCGGTGTAGATGCCAGTCGCAATTCCCGGAAACACGCTGCGCACGCCCTCGCTGATGCACCGGGCGCGAAGCATTGCGCGGGGGTACGCCTTCCACGGGCCGCGATGGGCGAGGCCCGCCGCTTTGGCGCGCTCGATCGTCCAGTCGATGGTCACGGTGCCGCCCTGCGGGTGCGTGAACTCGCCCCGCACGACCGCGTCGGTCATCTCGACCCAGCGCACGAAGCCGCCGGCCGCCTGAAAGCGCGCCAGCATGGCGTCGGCGCGCAGCGCGGGCTTCCCTTCTATGACGTGGTATTCCTGCATGGCGCGGGCCGGGTGCACGCCGTCGCTTTGCGCGATCAGCATCAGCGAGAGCGCCTGGTCCGGCGTCTTGACGCCAAACATGTTCGACTTGGCAATCGCCGAGGCCATGCGCTCCATCTGCGTGAGCGACACGTCGGCGGGGTTCATCAAGGCATTGCTCATCGTCCATCCTCCTGCGCCGGGGTCGGGGCTCGCACGATGCGAAGCCCTCGGCCGGCGACGTTGATCAGGGTCAGCCCGTGCGAGGCCAGTGCGCGCACGAGCTCAGCGACAGGCACGTCGTGCCCGATCTCGACGCGCTCGTGGTAGGGCTCGGTGAGCTGGTTGACCAGCACGCGCTGGTAGTCGCCCGGGCGCCGCATCATCGGCGGCGCTCCACGATCCACTGACCGTTCGTGAGACGGCGCGTGTGCCACTCGGGGCGGGCGACGCGGCGCCAGTCGCGCTGGCGGCGGTGCTGGCGCCATGCGCGCCAGAGAGCGTCGGCCATGCAGACCACGAACGTGATGGCGAGGAACAGGATGAACCACGCCAATGCCCAGCCGTCGGCGCTCACAGGCCAACCCTCGTGAGGGCGCGATCAAAGTCTTCGCAAAACTGCAGCGCGAGGCCGCCGAGCTCGGGGCTAAAGGTGATGATGCGGGCGTCGCGCTGCGACAGGCAGGTCGCGACGATCAGGCCGTTCGCATCGCGCACGAAGTACGCGCCGTTGTCGTCGCGGTGCATGGACCACGGGCGGGCGTGGTCATCGACTGGGAAGGCGCGGGCTTGCGCGGGAGTGGTCGAGCCTTCGGTCTCGAGCTCGCGGTGCGCGGCGAGGCGGGCGGTGTCGTTCACAGCGAGCCCTCCGTGCGAGCGGCGGCGGCGGCGAGCTTGGCTGCCTGTTCGATGAACGCGCGGCCGTTTGCGTCGCTGGCGAACCAGTTATTGATAAGGCGGGAGAGGGCGGTTTCCGAGGTGTCGGAGAACGGCGCGGCAATTGGGATGCCGGTGGTCGGCGGCATCTGATCCATGACGCCGTGACCAATGCCAAACACTTCTTCGGTCCAGCGCGCGATGTCGTCGCCAATGTGTTTGCCCGACAACCACCGACTGACGAGGTTGGCAGGCACATCAAGTTCCCGAGCGAGGTTGACCTGCTTGCCGTCGGCGCGGGTTTCCAGCAGCGCGCGCATGTTGATGCGGCGAATCTCGTAAATGTCGTTCACGGGGCCTCCGGTATTCCGTATGGCCAGACCTTACGACATCACGGAAACTGCGTCAACGGCATCCCGTAAATCAGCGGCAAAAACTTGCCGCAGGCACCAGAATTGCGGCAAAACCAGTGCTAGCTGCGGGTTTTACGAGTTACGCGGACGGAACTTTTGTGCGGGGGGGGGGGGTAGCAGCGCGCTGCTTGCGATCCTCGCGCTGCTGCACGGCCACGAACGAGTCGATCATTGCGCGGGTCTGCGAGCGCGCGGGCTCGACCAGTCGATCCCATTGCGCTGCAACATGAAGGGCGTCCTG